GCAACCCATTAACTAGCGAGTAAGTAAAAGTGTACGCTGCTGGTGATGATGTTGTTTTCATTGGTGAACCTCAACTCCTGAAGCGCATCTAGAAGCGTCTGCTGGAGTCGACTAGTAGAGATGTGTCAACGGACAGCCCTACCGGCTAAGTCGTGAAAGAGGCTCAATTAACATCTTTCGACAAGATGGAGTTTTGCAGCAAGTGGGTCTTCGACACGCCTGAAGGGCTCGTGTTGACAAGAGACTTTTTGAAAGCCTTGGCTACTAAGCAGATTTACAATAAAACCAATGCGCTCATCTTTCACGATCCTGATCTCCACGCAGTGGCTATCTGGCACAGCATTCGAGCTGACGAGGCATCGAAACTTGCTGAGGACATCATTTCGGCAAGGATAAAAGACCCTGCCAAGTGGGAAAAGTACCTAGACAAGATTTAAAGCGTCTTCAACTCTCATAATGACGTATCCGCTTCTGCTTACAAGGTAGAGGACCAAATAAATCAAAGGCTGGGTATTTGTTACGCAGATCTACGTGACGCAGTTACCACCAAATCTCTTACTATTGGTAGCGTCTCTAGCCCCAAGCGTTAGTCTCACTTAGAGTTTCTGTAATCCATTGATGGGGACATGGACCAGATACGAAATAGTCGAGAAGCCCTTCACACTGATTTCGACTAATAAATGAAGCAATACGAAAGAGGCTCTAGCAGCTTACAGAATTTGCTCCACGAGTGGGACTAGGTCATAGCAGCGAAGCACTTCCCTGGAAGATTTGACGTTAAATTCGTCGCCGGCATGAACCAAGTCAGCTCCAACACTGGAATCCTGAGGGCACAGCAGACTCTCAATTCCGCAGCCTACTTCAACGCAGGCACAGAACCCTCCACCCCCCTAGGTACGCATACCTATACTGTCATCCTGACCCTCCCTTGCGCCACAGCAGTTTATTGTCCTGGACTAGGTGGCAGGAATGGCGGGCTTATCATCGGGTAAACTAGCTCTCTCACAGTGGGGAACTTCATCCGCCCAGATGATTTAGATGATGCAGATGGTTCTTACTCTATGGTAGATATCTACAAGAGTGATGGCTCCGACATATTCACGAATGCTATGATCTGGGCCCATGAGATAGACATTGTCTTAAACGGCCCGCTTGCGAACCTTTCTGGAGTCGTCTATAAAGGGTTTTTCCCCTTTGGCAGTCTATGGTAAACCAACAACCAGACGGCCCTCAACCTCAATTTAGGGTAACTCATTAATAATGCTTCAACACAGCATAAGTTGACACAATCAACTATATCCCTCACCAATAGTCTTGTAAACAACGACATTGTCTTTGACCTTGGTATGGATTACTCAGAGATGAGGGACAATTAGTCCAAATTCTCAAATGAGTTTGTCGGGTACGTGATTATAGAGAATGCTTTTAGGAGCATTGACTCGGGTGCGGCTGTAAATTTCACCATGGATATACACCACCGAGCCAACTACGTAGCCAACCCTAAAATAGGCAACAGCTTCGCCCAGTCAGTGTAGAGCAAGCCTACGGCCCCATAACTAGGTCCCTAACTAGCCATTATGGGTGGCGCACCCGTGGAAATGTCCGATGAGGAAGTGATACGCATAATGGATGGGGGGATTAGTCCTTTCTCCACCGTGCAAGTCTCCTCTTCTATCGGGTCCGACACGAGGAAAACGCGTTTTCGTGGACGAGATCTAGGTCCTGCTTTACGATACGGACCTCGAGCACCAGGAAGATTGAGTAAGGAGCATGCGGCAGCTTAGGCTAAAGTACTACTAGTAAAACCAGCTCCGAAGCCACCTAAAGAGGCTAGAAAGAAGAAAGCCAAGCCCTGGACCAAACGGAAGATGCCATCTTTGGCTGTAGCCAAGAAGCACGTAGAGAAAGGTATTGCCCGAGCCTAAAACATGGCCACTACTTTTGCCTCTGTGTCGGCCAAGATCGGTGAGTTAGCTGCCTCCGGCGCGCAATATATCCCTACTACCATGGACAAACCCCATTGGCAGCAGACCAAGAAAGTGCTAGAGTTTTTGCGCAGGATGGCGCAAGTAACCTAGCCTCTCATGACTGTTGCACGAGGATTAACTCTCCTGGCGGCCGCTGAACCAAAGGATGACCCTATGGTTCTCTCCGTCAACTACACCTTCCATCTCGGAGTAGCACTACCCGCTCTTAGAGGGCTAGACCCCGCACGATACAGTCGTGTAATAGCTCTACTAGAGCAAGAGATTGAGTTCTTCTCACAGCAAGAGAGACTCGTCCCCCGCTCCTCCTTGCCCGCTTTGGAGATGTTGCCTACTCCGCAGGAGCAAGAAAGCTCCAGCTCAGACGATGAAGACCAGCCCATCGCACCCTAAGTAACGGCTGAATCTTCTCGCAAAAACAAGAAGTCCAATTGACTCCTTAACCATTCCTCTGATCCACCACTTGTGGTGAAGAGTAATACACTTTATTCGTTCGCTGATACGCCCTAAGCCCACTGGCTGCCGGCACACTAGAACCAAATAAAGATCCG